ATCGCCGACATTTACACCTGCTTCGATGGCGTCAAATGCGAGATGAAATTCCGAGTGCCGATCACCTGCGATTGGGGTGTGGGTACCGACTGGTACACGGCAAAAGGTTAGATAGTGTAGCACCGGTAGCGTTATGTTATAATGTAATTCCACTTGATAGAGGTGATAATGAAAATCGATTTAACTATGGACGGGATGTGGGGTTCCTGTGGCAAAGGCGGCGTATCTGGCTGGCTGGCCAAGCGTCGCAACTATGATACCGTGGTGTGCTCTTATGGTACGCAAGCGGGCCACACTTATAACGACCGCACCCGTGGTTTGAAAATGATGGTGCAGCAATTGCCGGTAGGCGTATCGGGTCCGACAGTCAAAACCGTAATGCTAGGTCCCGGCTCACTCATCCATGCAGGTACGCTACAGCGCGAGATTGACAAGTACCTGAGAGCGGGTCAGCGATTGGTGATTCATGAGCACGCAGCAGTGGTACGCGACGAACATGCCGACCGTGAAAAGCAGATGGGCATGACCAAAATCGGCTCGACCACCAAGGGTGTCGGCGCTGCGATGGTTGATCGTATTATGCGCGACCCGGATTCTAATGCGGTAGCTGGACTTGGGTTTAAGGGTCACCCATTGGAGCGATTCGTAGTCGATAAATTCGAATACGATAAGACCCTGCGCGAATCGCGTCATCTACTGGTCGAGGGTGCGCAAGGATTCGGTCTGTCGCTCTATCATGGTGATTGGCCCTATTGCACATCTAGAGACGTGACGCCATGGCAAATCGCCGCCGATTGTGGACTCCCATTTACGTGGGCGAATGATATCGTGGTGTGGATGGTGATGCGCACATTCCCGATTCGCGTGAATAATCGTGATGGCTCGTCAGGCCCGGCATATCCAGGACAGAAAGAAATATCTTGGGGCGACATCGGCCAAGAGCCTGAACTCACTACAGTGACCAAGCTTCCGCGTCGAATCTTCGAATTCTCAGATAAGCAGTATGAACACGCGATGTGGCACTGCGAGACGCTGATTACTAATACGGTTCTTACATTCGCGGATTATTGCGGTGAGGATAAATTGACCGACATTTTACGACAAATTAGCAGAACTGGCCGCTCAGTGCAGTACCTTTGCTTCGGACCAGATGATGCAGATATTAGGGAGATTGACCATGCCGATCTATGAAGCGTTAGGATATAATGATGAGCAAAATCCGTTACCGTGGCGTAAACACGAAGAAAATGACGCGCTTCTGGTTGACGCGAACGGGTTACCCGTGGCAGATTTTGAGACACGAGACATATACAAAGGGGTTACCGCGTCTTGTAGCCTCAACGCCGATTTTACTCTTCGCGCCGTCCAAGCCTATTCTAAAAGAGCTGGAGCAGATACACGGCAGTTGCAAGATCGGATCGTTGATTGGGCGGACCAGAACTTCCCCAATCGTACAACAGCTGATATTCTACTCAAGCTTTACGAGGAGCTGGGAGAGTATGCGAGAGACCCGAAATCTGCACCCGAATTCGGGGACATCATGATTCTGCTGCTTGATGTAGCTCGTATGAACGACATCGACATCACGAAAGCGGTGAATGATAAGATGGACGTCAATGAGCAACGTGAGTGGAAGGTAGACCCCAATACTCGAATTATGAGGCATATATGAAACCGTTTGTCCCACTCGTCCCTCAAAAAAGGATAGTGGAAATCATTCGTGGTTACATTGCTGAACATGCTACTGAAACCACCCGTCCGGATATGAATAGTGAACATCATCTATTGAAATTATCAGAGGTAATGGTTGATGAATGCGCTGCGAGAATTCCGCTATGGGAGCTAGAGAAAAATGAACACCTATGAATTGCTGCGTGCATCGCACACCAAACGGTGGACGATAGTTAGCACCGCACGTACGCAGACTGTGGCCGAGCATTTGTTTAATGTCACTATGATTGCGGAGAAGCTTGCTGAAGCGGTAGGTTACGATATCGTGATTAACAGCGATAACTTTCTGAAGCTGCAAACGTGGGCGTTAATGCACGACATTCCGGAGGTGTTCACCGGTGATTTACCTACTCCATTTAAACGTGAATTAAGGCGTAGAGGAGCAGATATAGAAGCTGTGGAAGATGATCTTGCGCCCGGGTATGGTGATCTGGCAGACGCCGCCGATGGCACCGAATATGGGATGATTGTAAAATTGGCCGATATGATGGAGGCGGTTTGGTTCCTGAGCGAGAACGGTCTAGGCGTGCATGCAAGGAAAGTGCTGCAGGGTTTATACGATAATTTATACGCAATGGTGGATGAATATTCTAATGAATACCCGGATTTATTGATTCGTGATGGTGTAGCGCGTATACGCAAGGAGATGTGCATATGAAGTGTCCGAAGTGCGGTTGGTTAACGCGTGTGTTACTCACTTACCAGAATGCCGATAACACAGTCCGTCGGCGTCGTGAGTGTAAAAATCATGAATGTGGCCATAGATATACTACTAGGGAGAAAAAAGATGACAGAAATGCAAAAGATACTAAGTGATCGTAAAGACAAATACGGTGATTTTCGTCTTCAAGCTGATTTATCAGTGAGTCTTAAATATGTGATGCGTGAGGGTGTTGCGTGGAACGAGATGCAACCGTACATGCATGAAGCACTCGACATGATTCAGCATAAAATCGCCCGCATATTGAATGGCGACCCGACATACGAGGATTCGTGGGTCGATGTCATCGGCTACGCCCAATTGGCGCTTGAACGGATTCGCGAAGACGCGGAGAATCGCAAGACGATTGAAGCATTTCAAAAATGGGTCGAGGGAAACCCCGAAGCCGCTGCTACGGTAGGTGATGTTGCGCGAACTCAAGACGGAAGCACGACTGTCGTCACTTCGGTGTTGGGTGGCGCTCAAGCGTTGAATTCGGAAGACGTTGCAAAGATACTTAGACATAACGGCGTCGGAGGGGGTGGTACCGGGGGTGCTACCGTCACTTCGGTGGGTGGTGCCGGGACGATATCCGAGTTCTTGTCAAGGTAATATTTTAAAAGCTAAAATACTGAAATACTTGACAGGGTATAGTACGGGTGGTATAATACGTGTATGGGGACTTCCCAGATAGATAATAGAGGTGATAAGATGGCAAAGTCAAAAGTAGTGATTACTGAAGAGATGGTAAACGAATTGGTAACCGTCCGTGAGCAGCTTCGCGCACTCACCGCTCGAGAAAAAGAGCTGAAAGAGGACTTCCGCGAAGCCGGAGCAGGTACCTATTCATCGAGACTTGCAGCAGTTGAGATTTCTTTTTCGTCGCAGACCCGCCTCGATACCGACAAGGTCCGCGCCCATTTAGGAGCAGATCTATGCAAAGAACTTTCCAAGACTTCCGAACAGATGAATATCAAGACGATGGAACTGGCATGAACCACGGCGCATACAGCACCAACGCGCCGAAGGCGGTTCCCTATGACACCGGTAAAGTTAGAATCGGATGTCGGTGGGAACCACCACTCTACGTCCCGACGCATAACGAAGCAGTGATACAGGCGGCGATTCTGGGCGACGGCATCGACCGCAACCCGTGGTGGCATCGGATAATGGGGGCGTTCAAGTAATGACTAGACACTGGCGCAAGTTTGATAACCTATTACTAGACACGTTGAAGATCGAATTCAACTGCGATCACGACATGGCCCTAGCGAAATTGGTAGATATGACTCAGGCGCAATTGTCTCAATACCGGAATGGTAGGTATAACTTGACCCCATCATTCATACTATCAATTCATGAGGCTACCGGGTGGCCAACTACCCGCATCCGGGACCTCCATAACAAACAATTAATTATCAATTCAACTACTAAGAGGGCTAAAAATGAAAATGTCCAATAAAATGCGTCGCGTATGGATGGAAAAGCGAATCTACGAAATCGAAGCCGAAGACGGGTCCTTAGACGTCGAAATCCCGAATCTGTCCGGCTGGACTTTACCCCGGGTCGAAGCCTACTACGACGCGTGGTTCGGCGAGGGTGCATCTAAGCGATTCGGCCAGCTCTGCCTGTTCGAATTCGACCCGTTAACAAAGGGTATTGACAAACCTGTAGCACCCGTGGTATAATACTTGTACTGGAGATTTCTCCAGCATTTAATAGAGGATAGACAAAATGCAAATCGCCACATACACCAAGACAAATCGCCCAGTCGAAATCATCAATGTAACTCGCGGCTGGATAAAAATCCGTCAACACGACAAGAAGGAATTATCCGTGAGAAGCACTGAAATCGCCGAAATCCGCGAGGTCGAAGCCAAACCCGCCAAGGAAAAGAAAGCCATCGATATCAACACCCGCAAAAACGGCGTGGTCGATACGCTCTACCTGCCACAATACGTGGCTACCCCAGTCACCACCAAATCCGGGAATCTGAAGCGTGCATTGGACTGCGGCGACGAAATCGCGTCCCGTCTGCGCCCAATGGATTTGGATGAAGTGTACCTATTCGCGGCGAATGTCTGCCGGACCGCCGAAAAGGGCCTCCGTGACCGCTTCGACCACCTGAACGTGGGTATGCAGCGCATGAATCTGGGCAATATGATCCGGAAGGCCCTCCGTGAACAAGCCAAGCAAGCGAACTAAATACTTGACAGGGTATAGCACCTGTGATATAATTGGGGTGTTGGCTGGTCCGACACTCCAAGAATCTATAGAGGAAATATACATGAGATACTCGATACAACCCACCCCGGATGGCAAATTCGACATAGTACGCGGCCTATTTAATAACTTCGTCGCTCGATACGATTCGTATGAGACCGCGAAATCCAATCTCGAATGGCACCTGCATGAAGAGCGCATCGAGCGTCGCGCCGAACGTGCATATGAAGCTTACGTCAGGGAGCACGGCGATGACTAAAGTTAACAAAATGCGCATCATAAAGGGTGAATTTGAGGGTGAGTTACTGTACCAAGGTAAAGTCATTCCATTCTCGGCGATCAGAAGCGAATTTGGACTGTCAGTGTCATTCGATACTTCCGAAAATCAATATGTAGATTTGCCGTCTGACTACGAACTGTTCAATGCACTCGAGGAGATAGTATATGGCGAAGACGGCAATTGAAGAAGTCCAAGCGGCACTCGATTCCCGCTGGCCCGAAAAGGGTAAGCACTACGTGCCGTGGTGGGCGCAGGGTGCATTCGCGGCAACACATAAGCATGAATATACCACTGAATCCGGGGTGGTAGTCAAGCACGGCAAGATCGTTGGGTCCAAGCCGAAACCGGACGAACCGAAGAAGATCGTATCAATCAAGCTGGCCACACTGTGCTCTCTGCATGGGCTACCGGCCAGCATCTACGAGGACGCGCCTAATGTGGGTGTGGCTACTATGCGGGTTAAAAATGCGATTGCGAAATTATGACTACCATTAAACACGACCTTACGTACACGAAGTACGAGATGGGCAAGCTGTATCTTGAAGCTGGTTGGTACACACGCGGCCAGCTTGAAGGGTTACTGGCACATTTGGACCAGTTAAATTTTATGAGTGAATCCTACATTAAGGAAATCGATGCAAAAAGACCTGAGTGACTTCCAAAAAGCATTCCTTGCCAAGGGTACACAAAGCACCCTGTTCACACAAAAGGAATTCGATGACGCATTAGCATTCGCTAAAGCCGAAATCATGGCTATGGCAATTGAGGCGTCTAAAACCGCAGTAGTGATGGAGCGTGAAGCGTGCGCCAAGATCGTATCCGAATGGACCGGTGAATTAGACCTCAATGCGATCGCTGTAGCGTTGGTTGAGCGTATCCCGTCGCAACGTCAATAGGAGAATCATCATGGTCGGACCGTCCGCAGCCATGTTAATGCTTTTAGTCGCCGGGTGTATTATGGGCGGCGGCATCACCATGGCATTACTCGCATTTATATCCTATCGATGGATGAACAAACGTGATGATTGATAACATCGATTACCGCAAAATCCTGGACTGGATTAACGCTGTGTGGGCCAAATCGTTGGTCGCGGTCCTGCTATTCGTCATCGGACTATGGATAGGTTCAGTACAGACCGAAATCCGCGTGATCGGTGATTGCAAGTATGCAGGAGCATTCCGCGTTAATCATGAAGCATTCGTATGCCAGAGGAGAATCTAATGACTAACGAAGACATTATCCGCATGGCGCGTGAGGCTGGATTGCATATAGCAACTGATCATGATTGGATGCCAATTATTGCTCTTGCATACGCAAAAAAGCTTGTTGAAATAGCCCGTGCGGAAGAACGCGAGGCGTGTGCTGTTATTGCTTTCAACGCCAAAACATATATAAAAGCTGCCGCAGCTATCCGCGCAAGGGAGCAGGGATGAAAGACGAACTAAGGTGGATGGCATTCCATCTCTACGGCATGTTAGTACTATGTGCAGCGGGAGCTATTTTAGTCACCGTGGGTGTTTTATTGGCGAAGTATGTGAAATGGTTATGGAGCGTTTTATGATACCTACAGCAAGATTACGGTTTGTTAAACGAACTGTACCTATACAAGGCGAACCATATAGCCCACACGGTATGGTAGGTAAAGTGGTAAACATTCTTCAGCAGATGTGGGAAAGCGAAACTAAATTCGACGTTATTACTGGTAAATACTACATCGAATGGCGTGACGTTCCATTGGAGGAAGAATGAAAGCTTATGAAGAAATTGATTTTCCATCTGGAACAATTCGATGGATAAAAGAAGGTGATCAGTATGTATGCCGTATGTCTGAAGAGCTGATGGACAACATGAAATTTTTACACGACGGTAAAAATTATGCTGATTACTCTACACAACGTGCTGTTCTAATTGATTATCTGCGGGTGATGATTACTAGAGGCGACTGGCATGGGGTATCTGATGCCGCTAATGATTTACGAGTATTAGAAGCCGAGAGAAACGCATGACTTGCCCTAACTGCAATGGGACACTGTGGGTTTGTGAGAACCACCCAAACAAAGAAGCGCATGAATGTATTTTTTGTGAGGGTGCGGGTATGCCATGTAAGTGCAACCCTAATGCACTTATGCCACCGGGTACAACAGTAATTTGGGAGTTAAAAGATGACTAAGAGTCCACCACCACCTAGAGAAACTTGCTTGAGAATGGCTCAGTATTACTGCGATGTATCCAAGAATGAAAAATTGATGTGGGATTGGCTGCTCTGCTGGGCCGCGTATGACGATTGGTTAGAACTGTATTGGGGAGACGGAGCATGAACGACAAACGACTTGAGCCTATGGCGTACTTATGTGAAAACGCAGTGGGACATAAATACTTTAGATGGAAGAAGCCGCCAAGTACGTACAAGCCGATTGCTTTGTACACCCTTCCATCACAGCACGAATGGGTTGGACTGACTGAGGATGATTTAGTAAATACATTGTGGCCTGTTACGTTGATTGACGTCGTTCGTCTTGTTGAAGCCATGCTGAAAGAAAAGAATGCATTTTAAAACGACAAATGTTGAAATACTTGACAGCCTGTAGCACCGGTGGTATAATTGGTCTTACGGTGATCGGCACCGGATATAGACAATAGAGGATACCATGGAACTCCAAATCATCAGCAATCAGAATACCCCATCTGGCAAATACTTCGAAGCTGCAGTCGGCAAGACAGCAGGATACGTCTGGATCGGCGCGAAATCCGGTTTCGTGACAGTCTGCTGCCAAAATGCGTCGAACCGCGTATGGGGCAAAGGTGGACGCCACTTCCGCACCATCGAAGAAGCGATGGCCGCATACAAGTCACCGCAGATGAAAGCCATCATCACCGCAGCGAAGGAGGCATGATCATGACGACCAAGCACAATCACCCGATGGTCTTCGGACGCCGCGAGGCGGGATGCCCACGATGCGAAGAGATGAACAAGGGCGCACCAGCCGTGCGCTGGAACATGAAGGGATACAATCCCCGCGAAGACGTCATGGCGCAAATCCGCGCCCACGATTGCAAGGCTGCGAAATGCGGCCTTGTGTGCACAGCATTTGACTGGTAAGGAGACCGGAAATGAACCAATTACCCGAAAAGCAATTCGACGTGACCTTTGTCCGCACCCAATACGCGACCGCGACCGTGATGGCCACGACGCAAGAAGAAGCAGTCAAAATCGCCATGCACATGACCCGCAACATGATGGACGACGAAACCCACGTGAGCCTCTTCCCCGAATACCTGCAGCCCGATTGGCAGGTGGACGATGTGACCCCGATTCGCCAAGTGAAATGGACGGTGGCAGCATGAAATTCATAATTATCCTATTGGCAATATGGTTTGTGGCTACGGTCGGCAGTATGAGCGAAGCTGGCCATTTTTTACAAGAGCACGGACTTCGGTCCGCAATGGTAAAATTGTGGTGTGGAAAGGACGGGTGCGCCCCATGAATGCGAAAGACATGTATGAATTTGCAAAATGCACCGATTGCGGCTCAATCAATTATTGGGACGACATCATCAAAGGCCCGGACCCGACTGCGACCGATGGGACGCTGCCGGTGTGCCCGGACTGCCACGCGGTCGATGACATCAATTCAGTGGCCATCGCTATGGTCCACGATACGGTTTCCCGCTCTTGGTTGGCACGCTTTGTAGATCGTAAAGGGAACAAAGAATCGCCATTCAAGGTAGCGATGAGTGAAAAAGAAGCCCGAGAAGCACTGTTGGCGTCACATGGGCTACTTCTATAGCTACCCACCCCCCGAAGCGTAACGAAGATACCAAGGAGACCGCCGCATGAGTATGAGAAAACCAGAGCAAGTATTGTGGGACAAGATCAGAGACATCATGGCGGGTCAATGGAGGGCCGATCGGGTGGAGAACAAAATCCTGCAAGGGATGCCCGACGTCTACTTCTCGGTATCTTCGGGTCTGACCGGGTGGTTAGAGCTTAAAGTAATCAAGCAATTCCCGAAAGGCGATCACCACATGGTTCGGATTCCGCATTACACCCCATACCAAGCCAACTGGCACTGGACCCACCGCGACTTCGGTACGAAATCCTGGATCGTCGTGCTAGTCGAAGAGGAGGTCTTTTTCTTCGCGGCACGCATGGCACTGGCATTATTCGAAGGAATGTCGGTCAGAGATTTCCGGAAATCGGCCCGAATCGTCGAATTGAAAAAGATGGATAACCTGAAGATAGTTGACGCGCTGCTTCAGGCAAGGTAAAATGGAATCACTCCCCCTAACGGGGAGTCCCCGCACCAAGTCAGTATCCGCCGTATCCGGCACCGAATACCCCGATGGAACACCCCACAGAACAGCTTCTCCAGTCGAAAAAAGACACTCTGTATCCGCTGTATCCGCACGCGTGAGGGTGATTTTCCTGTCGCAAGCTTGCGACACAAATGCCGCTAGACGCCAGAACGGCGGATACAACGGATACAAATAATTCTTAGGCTTCTCACATACGTGTGTGAATTAAGGCTTGAAGTTAGGAGTCACTAACTTTCTGTATCCGTTAGTAATCTTGCAATACGGATACAACGGATACAAAGATTTTACCGTGGTATAGAATTGACAATGGTTTCACGCAGTGTTTTAATTCGGTCATGGCTAAATATGAACTCATCACGATCGACGAGTTGGGTGCCGAAACCGTTCAGTTTCATGAAGAACGCGCCGGTGTCACACTCGCTGCGCTACTCTCCGACGTTGTGGCCGCGAGGGCCAACATTCCTGAAAACGACTCGTCGAAAAATCCCGTCTCTTTGTCATGCAACGACCCGACCGTCACTGCTGAAGGTCCGCTAAAGAAGCGTGAGGATACCCGGGCATGGATGATGCTCCAGATTTTGTCCGAATTTCGCGGTACAAACGCTGAAGGCGAAAGACGCTTTTCCATTAGTGCCGGTTACAACAAGGTGGGCGTCACTGCAGCGACCGTCAGTCATTGGCGCAAAACGTACCCGCTGTTTGGTGGCATCTGCGATTCGGTCCAAGCCGAAATGGTCGACACGCTGCGTGAAGAGGTTTACCGCCGTGCGGTCGTTGGCCATTCCGAGCCACTGGTTCATCAAGGCCTTAGGACTGGCGACCACGTGAAGAAATTCTCAGATACGCTCCTTCAGTTTACATTGATGGGCTATGACGCAAAATTCCGTAAGCAGGACATTAGCATGAACCACTCCGGTTCAGTAGATACCAATGTGAACATAGAGGGAATCCGTGATCGTCTCGCCGACCGTCTCAAGGCGAAAGCCAAATCGGAACAAGAAGCCGACGACGATAATTGACCCGTCCAATATGGACGAGTTTGTCACCGAGCTTACCGACGCTGAAGCCTTAGAGCTTTACTACGACTGGGATACTTGGGCCAGACCCAACCAGTGCATTCCTCCTCAAGAGTGGTGGACCATCTGGCTTATCTTGGCCGGTCGTGGTTGGGGCAAAACCCGGTGTGGTGCCGAATTCGTGCGTTATCACGTTGAAAATGGCCTAGCCGGTCGCATTGCGTTAATCGCTGAGGATGCAGGTGACGCCCGCGACGTTATGATTGAAGGCGAGTCCGGAATTTTGGCCGTTTCGCACCCCAAAATGCGGCCGATTTTCATGCCATCGAAGCGGCGACTCGAGTGGCCAAACGGTGCAATTGCCACCATCTACTCAGACAACGACCCCGAAACGCTTCGCGGCCCACAGCATGACTTGGCGTGGGTAGACGAGCTTGCAAAATTCCGCAACATCGATGCGATGTGGTCCAACCTGATGTTCGGTCTACGACTGGGGCAAAAGCCACGAGTGTGCGTCACCACGACGCCCAAGCCCGTCCCCATGATTCGCAAGCTGGCCGACGACCCGCGTGTTCTAGTCACCACCGGCACCACCCACGAGAATTTCAGTAACCTAGCCCCGACGTTCAGAGACGAAATCATTTCGGAGTACGAGGGCACCCGAATCGGGCGGCAGGAGCTGTACGCCGAGCTTATCGACCCCGAAGATTACGGTATCATCCGGCGTGACTGGTTCCGCTTGTGGCCCGCTGAAAAAGAGCTGCCCGAATTCGTTTACATTTTGCAGTCGTACGACCCGGCCTACACCGACAAGACGATCAACGACCCTACGGCGTGTTCGGTCTGGGGCGTGTTTCGTCCATCGCCTGATAAGCCGATGTCGGTCATGCTCATCGACTGCTTTGAAGAATTCATGATCTACCCGGACCTGAAACGCAAAATGATCGATGAGTACGAGTCGGTGTACGGCGAACCCGGCAAGAAAGTCGATCAGATTCTCATCGAAGAGAAGGCGTCGGGCCTTTCGCTCATCCAGGATTTACAGCGTGCTAACCTGCCGGTCAGGGGCTACAACCCGGGACGCGCCGACAAAACGCAGCGATTGGTGATCATCGCCAACATCATCGAGCGCGGTCGAGTCTACGTACCCGAATCGACGCTGAAGCGTGGGCAACCCCGAGACTGGGCCGACAAGCTCATTTCGCAAATCTGCTCCTTCCCAGAAAGCGACAGGGATGATTTAATAGATACCACGTCACAGGCTTTACGCCTGTTACGCGACATGGGCCTGATCAACATCGACCCCGTACCAGACGACGACGATCTTTATGACGTCGAGACCCCGAGAGTTAACCCTTACGCGGTGTAAAATGCCAGAATTCAGAAATCGACCTGAGAAATACCCGGCCATTGGTGCCTTGGGTAAAACCCTGAAAAAGGTGGACGATTTCGCTCGTAAACCGTTCGGTTATGAAAATCCACCGGCAGCGATGATTTCGGATTTCCTCGACATCCCCGGCGTGTACAAAACGGCTGAGAACATTAATTATGGCTCACCTTTAACGCGTGGTACCGGCATAGCCCGTCAAATGACGGATGACACAAAAGCTGGGCTGTTCGGTGCTATGAATTTCATACCTGCCGTTTCTGCGTTGGCCAAGGCCACCAAGGGCATGCCGGTCGGCCTGACAGTCAAACCAGTCGGTAATTTAAATCTGCGACACTCGGTCATCGCCGAGAGCCTAAAGGGTCCAGAAAAGCAAAAGGTAAGTGACTTCATCAAGCAGGTGAAAGGTATGCAAGGCCTGACCAAGGAAGGCAAAAAAGCTGCGATGGTCGAACTGGAGGCGATGGACCCAAGCACCGTCGTTACCAAGCAGTTCATCGAAGATTCGTTCACACCATCGAAATACAACACGATTGATTTACGTGGTGCTGCTGATGATGCTGAAGAACATCTTTTTAATCAAGCTCAGGATTTGGTGCACGATGATCCCGATTACTGGAATAACTTTTCCAGTTTTATCGACGTCGAACCTAATTCGGTTTTTGAAAGACAATTAGATAGATTAGCTCACACATACGCTACCGATGAGATGCAAATTGTAGCGAATGGTTTAGAACCTGAACTTAAACAAGCATTACAAAAGTTAGGTGTCATTGATGGTGCCGGTGAAATTAACCCCGGTAAATTTGCTGACTTGCAAGAAGAATACAATTCACTTAGGATGGACGAAACCCTTGAGTATTTACGTACAAATTATGATCCGTCGGATGGTGGGTATGCACACGAAGAATTTCAACGGCTAAATCCAGATATCAGAGTTGGTGATTACGTCGAAAAGGGTGTTAGCCACCCAGACGCTCCTGATTTTTATGGCCATTATCCTAATTCACCTGAACCGATGGTCGCCCATTTTCGTGGTACCGGTAACGCGGAAGAAGTCTATCTCCCGACAAGGTACAAGGATAATGTCGACCTTTACAAGCATGAATTGAAGCCCAATTCGTTCGTGATCGAAGAATTACAATCTGACGCACAAAAGGGTGTGAAGCAAGAAGGTGCACTACACCAAGCACACGCCACTGCGTTTAAAGCTGCAGTACAGCATGCACTCGAACAAGGTCACACTACTGTCTACTTGCCGTCTGCAGACGCGATTGCTCATATTCGTAATAAGTCGGCAGAGTCGTTTGCACCGATCTACGATCAAGAAGTTGTTAATTATGGGCTAGCTCCGCTCTCTAAAATGGAGGGTGTAGATGTTGTACCTATTATGTCACCTGAAGCTGGGCGGGGTGTTGCGTATCATGAGCTTAATTTTTCGCCCGAGGCTATTGAAGAGATTCTGAGTGGGAAGGGCCAAGCTTTCCCCGGTTTCGCAGTCGGTGGTGCAGTCGGCATGAAAGAGGGTGGTAAGCCTGAGCGTACCGAAGACCGTCAGTCATTCAAATCCACTCCTCGATCGGGTGCGCTTGGTAAAATCGCTGATGCGACCAAGTACTTGCATGAGAATTATCTGAAGGCGCAAGGCGGATATTCGAACCCGGTAACCGACGCGATATCGAATCTGGCCGGTGTTCCTGCATTTGCCGATATGATGGACCGTTTATCGTATGGCGATTCGATGTTCAAGGGCAAAGGCGAAACGCTTAAACTCCAGGATTGGGCGGTCGACGGTCTTTCGTCGGTACCTGCTGGTGTGGCCACCAATCTCGGAATTAAAGTCATCAAGTCGATTCCGGGCGCATTGAAACATGGCGCGACGTCTTTCGCCAAAGCATCAGCCGGTACTACGTCGAATGTCGTGCGCCCACGAGGGTCGCAAAACGTTGATATGCAGCTAAATAGGGATATCGATAGTAGTCTTATTGAGCGACCTGCCCCTGATGTATCTCGTGCACGCTTAGCTGAATATGAAAATCTTTTGGCACAAGGGAATTTGACGGGTCGGGTTGCTGAAGACTTGCCGAATTTGATCAGTCGCATTAAAAACGATTTAGCAGTAGATGATTGGGTCCGAGGCACTCTGTCCAAGTACGTAAAACGAGATATGGCGACACCTGAAGACCCATTACGTAAATTGGCAGAAGAAGGGATCGTGCATACCCAATTTAACGATGCTTACGCAACCGCCAGTCCGTGGGTGCAGCATGAAAGAGGTTTAGCCGGTTACCCTAAAGAAGGTATGGGTGTTTCACCTGAGGCGAAAAGATGGGAGGCAATGGCAGATCAAGCTGTATCTGAGCCGCATATGGCTGGCAGTTACTATGCCGACCCGTTCGAATTAAATAATTTACCGACACCCGATTGGTATAAGAATTTACCTGAAGGCACTAAAGTTTATGAGCCGCGACTCCAGAGCTTAGGAATGGACCACATCATCGATGTTTTACATTCAGAATTAGCGGCTGGCCGTTTGCGTCCTGAGCAAATGTCAAAAATATCGATGGAAGATGCAGTGCGTCGCACTCATCAATGGGATTTGGAAATGGCGGCTAAAATGGAAGCCGCAAAAGCCGCACGTCGTGAGGGTCTGCCCGTCCATAAAGAGTACAACACTGGTTACAAGTGGATAGAGCTTAACAAACCCGGTTCGTTTGCTGCAGAATCGGATGCGATGGGCCATTCGGTGCGTGGGTACGAACCACCAAAAGGTCACGCGGATTGGGTAGAAGATTCGGCTGGCCACGGATATGCTACTTATGGTCATGGTGGTTGGGATGCCATCAAGAGCGGTAAGGCCAAAGTACACTCGCTAGTGGATGAAAAAGGTCACCCTCATGTGACGGTTGAATCGTTCACGCCCGAGATTAGAACGTGGGATGACGTGACCCGGCTGATAGGTCGGGATAAAGCCAAGCAATTATGGGATGAATTCGGTAGTACATATCGTACTACGACTCCAGACAAATCCACCGGCCCAGACCCGACTTCAGAAGCGATAAACGAATTTTTAGTCAGTAAGGGTATCGACCCAAGTGCCAATAGAGTGATTTCCCAGATCAAAGGCAAGCAGAATGCTCGACCTGCTGATGATTACCAAGCATACGTGGCGGATTTCGTGCGCACTGGTGATTTCCATCCGGTGATAGGTGACGCTCATCATACTGATATGATTTTAATCGGGGGTAAGCCAATCCGTAGGTCGGAGTTGCAAGAAATCGCTGATCAAGTCGGGTACGATTTGGGCTATGCGGAGGGAATAGGCGGCAGAAATCATTTCAATGATATGTCACGCAAAGACCCGAACATCCTCAGTGAATCCGATAAGATGATGCTCGATGCGATTCGCGATTACACCCCACCAGAGATGAAAGAAGGCGGTTCGGTTAATCTGCGGTCACACTATCTTGGTACTCCGATGACCAAGGTTAGTGCAGAATCGATGTCACCTGATTTACTAGACATATTGGATGAATGGGGTGCTGAACAGGACCTAAAAACGCAAACACGTGAGCAAATTGATAATTTAAGTCCGGTGGATTTGGAAACAATGAGATTAGCTCTGAGACTGGATAAGCATGATAGATATAAAACCGGTAAGTTCCCGTCTGGCCAAGACAGCGCGATTAACTCACCGAGTCCATTTGAACAACCGATCGAAGATATGCCGGGTGATTTTAAGTTTAATCATGTAGAGACAGATATCGGCAACCAAATTCGTGATAATCCATACAAACCCAACAGCATGGACACTATGACGAGTGATTGGGACCCGCAGGGGTTACGTCGGCAGGAGAAAATCAAACAGCGTTATTATGCCGATGGCGGCACAGTAAACTTACGCGCCCATTATTTAGGATATTAATATGGATGAACCATTCCCACAGCCGCAAATGGATTTACCGATGGGACCTGAAGACGAAGAAGGTCTGATTGTAGACATCGATTTGATGGAATCGGATGTAGAAGAACTGCCTGACGGGTCGGCCATAGTTAAGATGGAAGAAGGTCCGATGGAGGATGACGATTTTTATCGTAATCTGGCCGAGGACATTTCGGCAAGCAGACTACAGACGATGGCTACCACGATGCTCTCGTTGATTGATAAAGATCGCGAAGCCCGTAAAGAGCGTGATAAGCAGTACGAAGAAGGCATTAAACGTACAGGTCTGGGTAATGACGCGCCCGGTGGCGCGATGTTCCAAGGTGCCTCTCGTGTTGTGCACCCGGTCATGGCTGAAGCATGTGTCGATTTCATGTCTCGCGCCATCAAGGAGTTATTCCCACCAGACGGTCCGGTGCGAACTAACATTCTCGGCGAAAATGATGATGATAAGACCAAGACCGCTGAACGCAAGCGCGACTGGATGAATTGGCAGTTGACCGAACAGATTGAAGAATTCCGCGACGAGATGGAGCAGCTGCTTACTCAGCTACCACTTGGCGGGTCTCAATACATGAAGCTCTGGTATGACGAGCAAAAGAAGCGTCCATGTGCAGAATTCATCCCAGTAGACAACATGATTTTGCCGTTTTCAGCGGCCAATTTCTATACTGCGCAACGGGCGTCTGAAGTCCAGGATATCACGCAGCTCGAATTCGAGCGCCGGGTGTCATCCGGCATGTATCGCGACATTGAGATCATCCGTGCCACTGCGGAACCTGAGGCCAGTGCCGCGAAAAAAGCGAATAATAAAGTCGAGGGTGTGCAGCCTGATGAGAACATCGACGGACTGCGCCGCTTGTACCACGTGTACGTCACGATGGAAGAAGACGACGACGAAGTGTCGAAAGGCGAAATCGCACCGTACATCATGATGATCGACGAGATCGATGATACGGTCGTAGGTCTTTATCGTAACTGGGAAGAAGGCGACGAGACAATGACGAAGCTGGACCACGTCATCGAATTCAAGTTCATCCCATGGCGTGGCGCACTTGCGATCGGTTTCCCGCATTTGATTGGCGGTTTGGCCGCAGCGTTGACCGGTTCTTTACGTGCATTGCTAGATTCGGCGCATATCAACAATGCCGCGACGATGCTCAAGCTTAAAGGCGCGAAGATTTCGGGCCAATCGCAGACAGTTGAAGTTACCCAAATCGCTGAGATCGAGGGTGCTCCGGGTGTTGATGATATTCGCAAGATAGCTATGCCTATGCCATTCAACCCACCTTCACCGGTTCTGATGGAACTTTTGGGGTGGTTAACCAATGCGGCAAAGGGTGTAGTGACCACGTCGGAAGAAAAAATAGCCGACATCACATCTAACGCACCGGTCGGAACTACCCAAGCGTTAATCGAGCAAGGTGCGGCGGTATTCTCCAGTATTCACGCACGCCTTCACCACTCCCAAGGACGTTTGCTCAGGGTACTCGGACGTATCAATCGATGGTATTTGGATGATCAACGCAAGGGCGATGCGGTGGTTGACCTCAAGATATCACGTGAAGACTTCGTCAAGAATACCGACGTAATACCAGTGAGTGACCCGCACATATTCTCGGAAACCCAGAGAATGGCGCAGAACCAAGCAGTAATAGCGCTCGATAAAGCTTACCCCGGTGTGATGGACCCGCAAGCTATCGTAAAGCGTGTTCTGAAGCAGATGAAGGTGCCGAATATCAAGGAATTGATGCCTCATTCACCCGAACCGGTGGAGATCAATGCTGCAGAGGAAAATGTGGCAATGTCGTTGGGTCGCCCGGCATTTGCATACGCCCATCAGAACCATTTGGCGCATTTGCAGACGTTATTTGACTACGCTCAGAACCCGATTTATGGTTCAAATCCTATTATCGCGCCTATTTACATGCCTCATGCAATTGAACACGTTAAGCAGCATTTGGTCTTGTGGTATTCGGAGAATATGCGGAAATATGTTGAGAGTTCAGTGGGTGAATCAGTAGAGGATTACGTATCACCGGAAGTCGTTGGACAAATCGACAAGCTATTCGCATTATCTTCTCAGCATACCAATCTGGATGCTCAACAGATATTCAGCAAAGTATTGCCGGTGATTCAGCATATGGCACAACAAGCTGCGCAGTACAAACCGCAGCCCCCAATGAGTCCGAGTGATCAGGTACTCAAAGAAACATCTCTTGCTGAGACTCAGCGTCGCGCTAAACGCGATGAGATCGAGATGGGACTTCGTCGTGAGAAGCAGGAAGACGACACTATGAAGGCCATCAAAGATCAGCAAGTGAAAGTAGCGTTAAATTCAGTGGATAACCTCACTGATGAACGCATTCACGCAGCGGAAATTTCTCATAATGCTGCGGTATTGCAGCATGAACAAGAGAAAACCGCATTATCTGTACTTCAAGAAGCACAAAACAATCTAGGAGGTCCAAATGGACAAGGAAGTTAAAGAATTACAATCCGAGCAAGTTCGTCAACGCACTCGTGTGGCCGCAGGTGCATGGGTAACCGGTGATACATATACCGAACAAGGTACTGCTACCATGCCGAAAGCAAACAGCGACCACGGTGATTTCACCAAGAACAAAGGCATTGACAAAAGCAACGCATGAATTACGTAGAGCAAATCATCGCTTTGATTGAAAAGCGTAAGACTGCGATATCCGAATCACTAGGGGACGGTCACGCGTCCTCTTTTGAATCCTACAAACAGCTTGTAGGACAGCGTCAAGGGCTGCAATTGGCTCTAGACATTATAAACGACCTTTTGGAAGAAAAGGATAGAGATGAAGATGAATGAACCGGTAGCTTCGAATGAAGCCGCGTTAAAGGAAGCATTTCCTGAGGTGGACCCCGGCGCAGCACCAGTAGGTGGACGTGTTTTGGTACAGTGGAGGCAAACCCCGCGTACAGTTACCAAATCCGGAATCGTACTGGTTGAGGAAACCAAAGAAACCGAAAAGTGGAATAACCAAGTCGCGAAAGTGATAGCGGTTGGCCCCCTTGCTTTCAAAAAACGCGATACGATGGAGCCTTGGCCGGAAGGTAGCTGGGTCGAAGTCGGAGATTTTGTTCGTATGCCCAAGTGGGGCGGCGATCGATGGGAAGTGCCAATGAATGATGAAGAGACGGCACTATTTTCAATCTTCAATGATCATGAGGTGATTGCTAAAGTCACGTCTGACCCGTTGAAGGTTAAAGCGTTCTTGTAAGCGAGGATATATGAACAATACTGATAAGTTAGAATTGCAGGTCGCCGAGGATGTCGATGGCTCAGCCACCGTCATTCTGGACGAGGAATTAAAAGAAGGTGGCGTCGTAGATGCCGAAGACCGTGATCATGATGACGATGATGCGAAACATGCGGCAGATGACGAGGCTGAGGCCCAAGTAGCGGGTCGCACCGAAGAGGAGCGCGAGGAAATTCGTGCTGCCCGTCGGGAAGAGCGAAAGCTGAAGAAGCAGATTCATAAGGGTAAAGTCAGGGAGTCCAACCACCTGATCGACTCTTTACGTCGGCAAAATTCAGACCTTGCTGAGCGTCTTTCGCTGCTGGAGAAAAAGTCGGTTGGTGCCGATATGGCCCGTCTAGACAAATCCATCGAAGACGCGAACCTTCGGATGCAGTATGCGAAATCCAAGATAGCCGAGGCCACTTCGGTGATGGATGGTAAAGCTTTGGCTGAAGCTCAAGAGATGTGGTACGACGCTCGACGTCAAGCCGAATCACTTGATGCCGTTAAAAAGAGAGCCATTACCGACGCACCTAGACAACCGGTTCCAAATGGAAACGACGTCCGGATGCAGCGGAAAGCGGCGGTCTGGATGGAGCGAAATCCTTGGTACGACCCTGACGGGAAAGATACCGACTCAGCGGTCGCAGTTAAAATCGACGAGTCTTTAGCTGCCGAAGGATGGGACCCCACGACCGATGAATACTGGGCCGAACTTGACGAACGCTTGACAAAATACATGCCACACAGGTATAATCGCGGTACTGAAAATCGCTCATCGGGTAAGTCACCCCGTTCAGTAGTTACAGGGTCAGGGCGTGAGGCATCTAGCGCATCGAGTAGGCCGGGAGAATATAAAATTTCGCCCGACCGAGTCAAAGCAATGAAAGATGCCGGTAAATGGGATGATCCCATCGAACGCCAAAAAATGATCCGTAAGTATGTTGAATATGACCGTAGTCAAGGGAGATAAGCATGAAAGATGATCGATTGAAGAAGAATAATTCAGCTGGAAACCGTGAATCTCGCGCAGAGCAAGATGACCGTCGGGTTTCAGCGGATGATGCATTGATGAGCAGCGATGAGCGTCGTAAGATGTTCCGCAACGAGTGGATTCAAGAGGCGCTGCCCACTCCCCCAGCAATACCGGGGTATCATTTGTGCTGGCTTTCAACAACAAATGGCTATGACCCAATTCATAAGCGCATGCGTCTAGGGTACGAACCAGTAAAAGCCGAGGAATTACCGGGCTTTGATACGTACAAAGTTAAGGCGGGTGAGCATGTTGGATTTGTTGCTTGTAACGAAATGGTGCTGTACAAGATGCCTGACGATATTTACCAATCGTTAATGGCAGAAGTTCACCACTATGCTCCTAGAGATGAAGCGGATAAAATCCGTGTTCAAGTCCAAGAGTTACAATCGGTACGAGACAGCAACGGTAAGCGACTTGGTATAGTTGAAGGCGATGGCATGAATCAACTTGATAAACACGTTGCCGTTCCCACTTTCGAGTGACGCGGTACTATCCAAATTAGGAGTACTAAATGTCTGCTACAAGCGCACCATTTGGCCTTCGCCCAGCATTCCACCCTTCGGGTCTGGACCGTGCTCAGGCGCTGGCTGGCGGTATCGTATCGGCCTATTCGTCCGATATTCTTAAGGGTCAACCCGTGAAATATGTCACTGGTGGCGTTATTAATCCTGCAGCAGCTGGTGATGCCTTCGTTGGCGCATTTGCTGGTGTAGAGTTTACTGATACTACTGGTCGTCGTCGTGTCTCCAATTACTGGCCAGCAAATACTGCATACCAGACTGGTTCATGCGTCGCATATTTTTATGCCGATCAACAAATCGTTTATGAAATCCAAGCTGACGGTTCATTAGCTCAGTCTAGCATTGGCGACGAAGCTGACTTCACAAACGCGACTGCTGGATCAAATGTAACTGGGTTATCTCAGGCTACTATATCCACAACTCTAGTCGGTGCTGGTAATAGTGCGCAAATGCGTATTATTGATTTGGCACCATATCCCGGTAACGCATGGGGCGATGCATATACGATCGTCCGCGTCAACATCAGTGAGTACCAGTTTGCTCCTGCTGCTGGCACAGCCATTTAATAAGGGAGAGTAAACATGGCAGCTCCAATGAGAAGTACCGACTTTCGTAGTATCGTCGAGCCGATTCTGAATGAGTGCTTCGATGGTATCTACGATCAACGTGCAGATGAATGGTCACGCGTTTTCCGTGAGCAACAAGGTATTCCACGTAACTACCACGAAGAGCCAGTATTGTACGGCTTCGGCGTGGCCCCACAATTGCCTGATGGTACTCCAGTTACCTATCAACAAGGTGGCGTGTTATTCCTGAAGCGTTACGTGTACAACGTCTATGGTTTGGCTTTCGCGCTGACTAAAGTGTTGGTTGAAGACGGTGATCATATCCGTATCGGCCAGACTTATGCTAAGCACTTGGCACAATCTCTGATTGAGACTAAAGAAACGCTGTCGGCTAACGTTCTGAACGTGGCCTTCAATAGTTCTTATCCCGGCGGTGATGGCGTACAATTGAACTCGGCTTCACACCCGATCGTCAATGGTGTTACATCTAACCTGTTATCAACTGCTGCTAACTTGTCCCAGACTTCTCTGGAACAAATGTTGATTCAGATTCGCCAAGCAGTAGACAACAACGGCAAGAAAATCCGTTTGGTACCTAAGCAACTCGTAGTTGCCCCCGGTAACGTATTCCAAGCTGAAGTTCTGTTGAAGTCTGTCTTGCGTGCTGGTACTGCAAACAACGACGTTAACCCAATTAAGTCAATCGGCTTATTGGCTGACGGCGCGACAGTTATGTCACGTCTGACATCGGCTACAGCTTGGTGGGTACAGACCGACGCTCCAGAAGGTATGAAGCTCATGATGCGTCGTAAGCTGGAAAAAACTATGGAAGGCGATTTCGAAACTGACTCGATGCGCTATAAGGCGACCGAGCGTTACGACGTTGGCTTCACCGACTGGCGTGCGATGTACGGCACACCGGGCGTTTAAATTGGTCGGGGGGCTTCGGCTCCCCTCCTCACAGGAGAACGAAAATGGCACAAACCTACTTCGGTTCTGCTTTGCGCTCCGGTTCTGATGCATTGTCTGACACTACAAATGGCGGTTTCGTCGTTTTAAGTCAGACAACTACTGTTACTACCGCCGCCGCTGGAACCGCAACTAGTGCAACAATTACCCTACCTGCTTCTTCACAGATTCTCGATTTTTTTGTGGATATGACTGTGGATGAAGTAGTGGGCGCAGGTACCGCTACAACAATCCCCATGACCATTGGCACCGCCGCCGCAGGTACTCAGTATGTATCTTCGACCGATGTGTTTGCTGGTGGCCGGATTGCCTTATCCTTTACTGCCGCACAGTTGAGCGCAATGGCTGACATTGGTAGCAATACCTCTGTTGTCATCACACTTGACCCTAACGGCACGATTGTAACGACTCAAGGTGTAATTCGCTTGACCGTTACATACGCTCAAAAAGTTTAAGGAGACATAATCATGGGTCAATTTAAACCAATGGTCAAAATGATGACCACTGAGCCAAGCATAACGCTTAAGCTCAAAAAGGGTGGTACCGTCAAGAAGATGGACGGCGGCATCATGGGGGCATTGGCTAATGCTCCAGCAGCGGGTGGTCCAGCAATGCCTTCAGCGGGTGCCGCACGTCGTATGGCAGCTCGTAAGGGTCGCCGTCCTTCGCCACCTACACTTCCACCGGCGGCTGGTCGTCCTCCAATGTCGGATTCCCCTCCGATGGCGGGTCGCCCTCCAATGGAAGGTCGTCCGATGATTCCACCGGCACCTATGAAAAACGGTGGTGAGACTCCTAAGATGCACGCCAAGGAAGCTAAAAAGATGTCGAATCTCGAAAAAGAGATGAAGCATCACGAGTCGATGAAAGCATCCAAAGCCCATAAAGGCTTGAAGACCGGCGGTGTGGTTAATGGTCCGGGTGGCTTCAAGACTGGCGGCGTCGTTAATGGTCCGGGTGGCTTCAAAAAAGGCGGTGCGGCAAAAAAGCCTTTCGCTACGGGGGGGACTGTTGAGTCGGGCGCTCCCGTAGCAATGCCTAAAAAAGCTGCATCTGCACCAGTTCATGTTGATCGTTTAGCTGGTACTTTCAAGCGTGGTGGCAAAGTAAAGTAGGTCAGGGGGGCTTCGGCTCCCTTGCTTTCAATTGAAGGATTGATATGTCAACGTTGACAAATGTAT